TTCGCCCAGTAGTCGTGGAGGGGTTGAAGGCGGAGGGTGTCGGCGTTGTCAACTAGGAACGGGATCACTTCGGACTCGATGACAGCCCGGTCAGGGCCGCCACGGTATGACATGTCCTGAGCGGCACCGAAGGCGTGTGCTGACCATCGTGTGCCGCCTTTGATGGGTCGGACGCCGTAGCAGCCGAGGTCTGTGAGTCCCCATCGTTTGTTGCAGTAGGCGAGGATTGCTCGGACGTTCGGGCTGGGGCCGTTCCATGGTGCGCCGGGTTTGCGGCCGTCATGCCAGTTTGTGTATGTCACGGCTTTTTCCCAATGATGGGTTCGACGGTTTTGCCGCCTTTGGCTGCGATGCCGTTGCCTACTGCGTAGCCGACGATGGTTCCTAGCATCCCGGTTCCGGCTTCGCTAGCGATCGAGTCGGCAATCATGAGAACGGCGATGACGATCATGGCGACCATTGCGATGAGGGCTTTGGGTGGGTTGGTGAGGTTCATGGTTACTCGCTTATGAAGTAGAGGCCGAATAGGCCGAGGAAGATCATGATGAGGCCGAAGATGGCGGTGCGGATCATGCTGGCGGGTCGGGGAAGTCGGCGGTAGGGCCGGGGGTCCATGTGGCGGGGAAGTCCCTGAGGGCTTGCCGGTACCCGGCCCACGCTGTCTTGTCGGTTGGTGCGTCGCTTGTCATCGCCCAATCGGACGCAGCCAGTAAACGGTCACGGTGCAGGCGCATCCGTTCGGAGTACCACTCCTCAGGCACGGTGTCGGGGTCAAGGTCGCTCGCGAGGTTCATCAGGCCACCTTGTAAGCAAAATGAAGCCGGATCTGGTCGTTTTGGCTAAACAGAAACGGGTTTCCTTCGGTCATGTTGACCGTCGTGTAGTCGATTAGTTCTATCTGCACGTAGTCGCCGAAACATCGCAACAGGCCTCCCCGAGCAATAGTTGCGCTTGAGTCATAAACCCATGCAGAACCTGCCGAGTAGCCAGCGACACCCGAATCTCCAGTAACAGGTACGGAAATGCGGTATGTGCCTGAGCCGCGGTTGTATCCCGAACCAGCCTGAATCCACGCGTTACCAATAACCAAATCATTCAACTGGCAGTAATAACCGACAATCGACCCACCACCTACGGACGGGTTTGTGGTTGTGGCAGTCCACTCTGGTGTGTATGTCGTCCATGTGCCGATGGCGTTCAGTTCGGCGGCGGTCAGGACATCGCCACTTGAGAAGTCACCTAACGCAGTCATGATCTCAGCCTAACCTATTTTGGTTTAGGACTCCGAGAAGGTCGGAATCGAGCGTAAACGATGCGTAATCCTGAGCCGGGTACACATCAAGCGTCACAACGGTGTCGCTAGGTGACGCCGAGATAACACGGCGGCGAACAATGCCAACATCAGTAACCTGTGAACCACCAGTAGGCGTGTACGTCACCTCCACAGGAACCCATTGCCCATAGCGGACATCAAGCAACTGTAACAACGCCCGTTCAGCGTTTGTAGAAGTGTTCTGAGACGCTTTCGTGTTGACCCTAACGGCCGTCCACCGGTACTCGGAAAACCTGTTAGCCCAATGATCGGCAAACGTCTGAGGATCTACGCCCGGGTTACCCGGCGTCGTCCCTGAACCGACCCTCACATAAGGTACATCCACAAATGACACGGTGCGCGGGCCGTACAGATCTAGCGATTCCTGTTTGGAAGCAAAATACTCTGAGCCTGAAACGTACTCAACTTGGTTGACCAGTTCGTCAAGGTTGTGGCCGGTAGTTACAGCGTTCAACGCCAGTTCGCTAGACCCCGGTGTCGGGCTTTCACTGATCGCATACTCACAACGGTTGCCAAGGTAGCGAACGTCGTTAGTCAATCCGTTCCCGATCACGTTGGACTCATACAACGCTGTAACTGTTCCCCCGGACGAATCAAATGACACCAATGTTGGGTACATCGACGAGATCCCGGGGACGAGATAGCCGTTACTGATGTTGCTTTCGATGTAGCCGTTGGCGGCGTCTTTTGTGACGTATGGGCCTAGAACGGTTGCCACATCGTTCACGAGCGCTTCGGAGTCGTCTGCGCCGACTAGCGGTAACGGTATGCCACCTGTGGGCAACTTCGCCCCGGTGCCAACATTCAATAGGTCTGTCAGCGCAGCAGAGAGGTTCTTCCAAATCGAAGTGGATGGGCTGACGTTGGTTTCTTCGGCCCAGCCGCGTCCTACAAGCGCATAAGGATCAACGACGGTAAGGCTCAACCTTGAAGTGATCCCATCATCGAACAAGGACACATCGACAACAAAGCCGTGAAACAACACGAAGTCTGTTTCTGACGGTCGGGCCGCAGTCACGATGAACAGTTGTGATGCCCAATCGAAGCCGGCGTATGCCCCGGAGCCGTTCGGTGTGAGTTCGCCGTCGGCGTTATCTAGGTCGATGTTGAGGGTGCCTGAACCCATTTGGGCGACGTTGCACACTTGCTCAATCTGAAAGCCGAGCGTGCGCGGCGTCAAATCGTTGAACGCTCCGTAGGTGCCGACGGTGATGGTGTAGGCGTAACTCATCGTCTCGGAACTGTGTTCACGGGGAAGGTTGCCGCACCACGGCGGCGGCCGTTTCGCACCATTGCATTTACAACGTCATCAGGGTTCGCCCCGGCCCCCATGTTGATCGTGACGCTATTCACCATGCCTCGGGGGTCTGGCATGTCGGTTCCAAGCGCCCCACGTAATGCCGGGTCCATACCTCGTATGGCTTCATAAAACGGATCAAGGCTTGTGAACTGTCCCTGATCAAACGACGCGAAACGTTGACCCGAGAACGCTGACCAGTTCTCCTTGATCGACAGGATGAGCAGGTCAAGCCGCTCAAAGTCGCCTAGATCTAGTGCTAGTTGGAACTCTTGGGCGATGGCCGAACTGAAACCGCCAACCTGTTGCTCTAAGGCGAAGACTTCTAGTTTGGCGTCGCGTAGTGCGCCCTCGAACTCGTCGGTGCCTAGTTTGTCTTGCAGTTCGTCGATGGTGGCCTTGAACGCGTCGGCGGCGTCCTCACGTTTCAAGGTGTTGTAGAGGCCTTGTAGTTCTAGGTCCACCATGTCGATCACGCCACGCATGCCGTCAAGGCGTTGCGTCACCGGGTCGATCTCGTATCGGGCCACTTCAGCCATTTTGCTGCCGGTTTTCTCGAACTGGTTTTTGAATCGTTCCAGTTCGCCTTCGGCCGAGCCGACCACTTCGGCCACATCTTTCATCGCTGGGATAGCAGCGGCGGCGCCATCCTCGGCGGCGTCACCCATGTCTAGGAAGTCTTTGCTGATCTCGGGGATGTCATCAACTAGCGGCAGTTTGTTCCAAGCCCTGATCAACAGGTTGATGGCGTCGATGACGTTGCCGATTACCCACTTGACAACATCCCACCATGTTCGGAAATACCATGTGAGAGCGTCAACGGCTTTGCCGAAGATGTCGAACTTCTTTTGAAGGATGACGAACACGCCGATGAGGGCGGTGAAGATCACAAGGCCGCTGGCGACCTGTAGCACGGTGAACGAGGTGGCTAGCACGCCGTTGATGGCGGCCGTCAGTCCGGAAATGATTGACCAAGCCTTCATGGCAATATTGGCGGCCACGATCGCAGCGGCGAACGCTCCGACAGCAACACCAATACCAAAAATCAGATCCGTGTTGTCGCCGACCCATGTTGCCATGGCTTCAAGTTTGGGTAGCAACGCTTCAATGATGGGGAGCAGGGCGTAGCCGATCGCTTCGGATGCGTTCGCCATTTGAATCTGCATGAGTTCCATGCGTCCGGCCACCGTTTCGGTTGAAGCAGCGGCGGCCCCACCAAACGTCTCGGCCAACTGGGCCATCACTTCTTCAGCAGAGGCGCCCGATTCCACCATTGTGGTCAGCGACTTGTCTAGTTCTTTGAGCGGCCCCACTTCGCCTTGGAAACCTTCGGTGAGGTTCTCGGTGACGCCTTCTAGGTCTTTGCCTGTGGCGGCCGAAATGTCCAACGCCAACGCCATAAGGTCTTGGGCCTCGGTGATGTCCCCGGTGGCTCGCACAAGGTTCTCGAACGCTGGGCGTAGTTCACTATCGGACACGCCCACGGCTAGTTCGGTGGCGGCTATGTAGTCGTTGACGCTTGCTATCTGATCATCTGTGGCCTTGGTCGTGGCCCGGATCTGTCGCTCTAGGTCGGCTTGTTGTGCGGCGTCCTCCACGGCGGCTTTGACGCTGGCCCCGGCGGCCACGGTGAGCGCTCCAAGGGCAGCGGCGGCCGGTAGGAACGCCTTTTCAAGACCAGCGCCAACTTTCTTGGCTGTGCCGTCAAGATTCTTGAACTCTTTGATGGCCTTGTCAATCCCTGTAGGGACGAACTCGGAAACGATTGGGACGTTGATCGCCATTAGCGCATCTGCTCCTCGATCTTGGCGGCCATGTCGTTGATGGCGGCCTCCACGGCGGCGGTTACTCGGCCCATGTTGCGTTCAGCCGCAGGCCACATGGCACGAGAAGCCACACCGTGTGATCTCAACTGTTCAATGAACGCTCGACCTTGTGCGGTGCGGCCGTTGGAACGTCGGCCAGCCATGTCCACGATTGCCCCAGCGGCGTCGGTTTGGCGCATCGTCAACAACGGAATCGTGTTCTTGTCTGAGCCTTTGACCTTCGATCCACGGTAAGCGATCTTCACGCCACGTTTCACCTTGGCCGGGTTGTACGGGCCGATCACCCGGCCCTTCGGCGTCGTCCAGTTACCCCAGTTGGACAGCGGCGAGGAAGCCGGAAACAGGCTGCGTGCTTCTTGGGCCATCGGGTCACCGGCGGCCTTCATCGCTTTCACGGTGGCTTTGCGTAGTTCCGGGTCCACCTTGCCTAAGGCACGTAAAACTTCAGCGACCCCATCAACTTCGAGATGTGCGCTAACGCCGTCCACTTTGCCGGTTCCGTTCTTCTAGTACGTCTGACACGGTGATCAGGTCACGCGTATCAAACTCGATTGTCGGAGGCCACCAACCAGTGACAACTAGCAGTTCTGCTAGTCGTCGTCGGACGGTGCCTCGATGGTAGGGCGGGCCTGTTCCTGCTCTAAGACTTCCACTTTGCGTATGCGCTTAGTGATGAAGTCATCAAACACGGCTGGGACAGTTAGCCCAGCGGCCCGGGATGCCTCGTATGCCAAGAAAGCCAAGTCCTCCATGCCGATCCCTTTGCCAAGGTCCGACGCTTTTGACTTGAACTTTCGTTCCCATGCAACGATGACCCCTAGGTCAGTTTCTACTTCGTAGGGGTCACCGTCGCCTTTGGGGGTGATCTTGAGTCGCAGTTCCATGAGGTCAGCCTAATCGGATCAGGCAACGGCCCGGGTGAGGGCGCCGCCACGCACGGTGACATCGACGGTCTGAAGTGCGCCGAGCGAGCCGTTGATCGGGGTGTAGGACTCGAGGTAGCAGCCGGTGAGTGTGTAGACCGGGTTGTCGGCGGCCGGGGTGGCCGACGATGCGCCGATGATGACGTCAAACGTGGTGCCGATCAGACCTTGGAGGATGTCCTCAACCTCGCTGGCCCCGTAGGACAGCATCATGGTCACGCTGATCTCGTTGTTTTGTAGACCGGCAGTGTAGGTGCGTGCCGAATCTGCGAACGTGGTGGCCTCGAGCGCTTCGATGGTGCTGGTGACGGTGGCCGACGTTGACTGGTCGGTCAAGTCGTTGGCGTCAATGCTGACATAGGGCTGGGACAGGGTGGTTACGGTTGCCATGGCGGCTAACTCCTTTGTGCTGAAACTCTGACGGTGAGGTCAAAGGCTGGGATATTTTGATCTCCGATGAGCGCTACCGATGGGCGGCAGTCGGTCACGGCGAGCGTGGTTAGTTGTTGGATCGTGTCGGCGGTGGTTAGCAGATAGTCGGCGGCGTCCTGATTCCCCGGGGGTGCTGACAAGATGCGGCACACGATGGTTACGTCAATGATGTTGCTGTTGAACCCTGACGCTGTGGGCAGTTCCACGAACACTGATAAGGGTCGGGCGTTGCGTGGATCGGTGACGACGGCCAGACCGGCGTTAGCGAGCGCCGTGGTCACGTTGCTGTAGGCGGCTGCGAACAGTCCTGTGGCGGCCATGTCAACCTACCTGTGGGCGGCCGACGCCTAACAGTTGCATGATGCGTCCCATAGACCCGAACGGCTGGGCGGTGCCCAACTGGTCAAACGATGCAAACGAGTCCACCGAGCCACGTTCCCGATACAAGGTGCCTGCATACAGGACGGCGCCTTCTTTGACGGCGGCGTTCGGTGCCGTGTTCAATGCGTCAAAGTATCCGGCCTCGATGCGACGCCGAGAACAAAACGCATTAGAAGCAGCAGCGCACCGGGTCATCCACGCTGTGTCGTTCGCTGTGGCCGCTGTGATCCCCAAGTATTCGGCAACGTCGTCAACGTCGATCCATGTGCAGGTCGGGGTGTATTGAAGGGTGCCGCTGTCGCTGTCGCGTGCAATGTCGTCCCCGGCGTCTTGAAAGATGACCTGATTGGGCCGGTAAACGTCGGTGTCGAACACTAGGTCACCTTCGGCGGTCACCTCGATCAGTTCGTATTCGGTGAGGCTCCAAACGACATGGTTGCCGTTCAGATGGGTTTGTGCCAGCCCGCTGATGTTGATGTCCGAGCCGACGATCAGCCCGGTGAAGTCCTCCAGAGTCTGCACCACGCCAAAACCGTCAACACGTGCACTATGAGTGATTGTGTATGAGGCCATGGCGTGGTGCAGTTCTCCGGGAGGTGCTAGGTGCTAGATCAGGGGGCGGTGAGGCTGACGAACTTGGTGGGGTCGATCATCAGCGTGGCGAAGTAGCCGCGCCAAGCAATCGTCCGAGACAGGTTCGACGGGACATCAACGCTGATGGCGCCCTTCTGCTGCTCGAAGATCTCGAACCCGGACGGGTCACCGATGATCACGGTGTCAGCGGCAAAGTTGCGATCGACAACAACGGTGAGGCCGAAGGCGTTGCCGCCACCAGCGACCGGGCTGACAGCACCAAAGGCGTTCATGGGGCCAACCTGTGGGAACAGGGGACGGCCGCTCGAGTCAACCAACTGGCCGAGCGCAGCCCACATATTCGGGGCCAAGAACAGGTGCGTAGCGTAGCCGCCGTTCGAGTTCGACAGGATCGTTGATGCCGCTGCGTAGATGTCGGCAACCCATTCGGCCGGGTCGGTTGAGTCGGTCAACTCTGCCGACTGGGTTTGGCCAGCGAGGAGGGCGTCGGCGGCCACGTTGTCGGTCGTGTTCGCATAGATGCGGCCCATGTCGTCAAGGACAAGGCTCAGGACGGCCGGATCAGTCCAATCGAGATCTTGCTCGGAGATCTGAACGTAGCCGCCGTAGGTGCCTTTCGTGACCTGATTGGAGGACACGACGAACGTCCCGGCCTGCAACGTGTCGAACTCGGCTGACTGCACGGCCATCGAGGTGTGAGTCGTGACCTCGGGACGGATGAAGATCTTGCCGCCACCGGGCATCGCCTTCGCGCCGATTGCGTCGATCACGGGGCGACGGCCCACGAAGTTGTTGTAGACGGGGCCGACGATTGGCGTCGGGAGGATGCCGGGGGTGTCGGTCGTGCCAACCTCAGGGGCGGCGGCCCGAACCTGCTCGTTCATGTTGAACCATGTGTCACCACCAGAAAGGGCGGCGGCGATCCATTCGGTGGCTGACGGGAGGCGTGCCTCACGCTTCGCGGCTGCGTAGATAGGTGCGGTAGGGACCACCTCGGGGGCGGCTTCAATGGGTGCGGATTCGTTCATTTCGGTGTCCTCCTCGGACGGTTCTGGGTTGGGGGTGTCGGGTGTCTCCTCCTCCGGGACGGAGGCGGCGATCTCGGTGATCTTGGCGGCGGCGAACGCTGGCTCGAACACAATGCTGAGTTCTGACCAGTTCGCTGCTTTCACGACGGTTGTGCGGCCGTCTTGTTCAACGTCGGTGGGTTCGATGCCGATGCTTACGCTGTCGTAGGCGCCCATCTTCAACAGTTCCACAATGTCGTTGCCTGCTGTGGTTCGGGCGATCTCGGCGGTAAATAGCATGCCGTCGGCGGTGTCCTCTCGAGCCGTGACCATGCCGATCACTTTGCTGTTGTCGTGTTCGGCAAGCAACCGGGGTGATGGGCCGTCAACTGGGAGCGCCCCGGCTTCGATGCGAACTGTCTGGCCGGTGCTGACGTTGGCATCAACACCGTACGGGACGGCGATACCGGAGATAGTGCGCGGGGCGTCCCCCGCGGCGGCGTCAAGGCTAACGGACTGGGCGGTAAATCTGATCATGTGGCTTCTTCTCCTACTGGGCCTTCAACGGGGATGTCACCCATCATGTGTGAGCCTTCTATGTAGTGGTCGATGTTGAACTCGATGTGGCGGCCGCGTGGGATGATCGTGTCAAGGCTCAAGGTTTCTTGGATGCAGTCGATGTATGGCTTGGCGCCGAATAGGACTAGATCGGTTCGGGCCTGTTCGCTGTTCTGGTAGGTCATTCCGCCGACGCTTAGGCCAACCAGCCACGCCGGGACTTGACACACTCGGGCTAGTTCCAAGGCCGCATATTGTCGGGCCTCCATTAGTTGCAAGGTGGAAGGGTTTGACTTGAACTCCACCCATGACACATGCTGGTTGAGGGCGCCAACGGCCCGTTCTTGTCGGGCTGCGGCCCACGCTGCGGACAGTTCGGACAGTTCTTCACCGGACATTGGTTCACCGTCCTGCTGTTGCAGGTATCCGGCGGCGATCTCCATGGAAGCGAAACGCTTGGCGGCCTCATCGAGGCGGTAAGCAATGTCAATAGATCGGGCGCCCGTCCATAGCATGCCGTCAATCGGGCTGAGGAACTGCACGACGTTGGCCGGGTCAAGTTCCACGCCGTTTAGCAGGATGTCCGATGACATACCGAACCATTCGGGGCCAGCCTGATCAGAGGTGGAAACGTTGTCGTGTGGGAGCCATGTGAACGACGCCGGGAACCCGGTGCTGTAACGGCTGGTCACATACCAGAACGCACGACCCCACAGGGCTAGGTCTTTCACCGTGTTTGAGATGATGAAGTTTCGGGTCACGTTCGGATCAGGCCGCGTAAACCATGACTCGCCTTGGAGGTAGACCCGTTCGTATTCTTCGGTGCCCGGGTCCCATTGAAGGCTGTATTGGCGAAGATCGAGGCCGCCGATGGTGGAGGTGATGAGGCCGAGGGCACGGCTCACGGTCGGGATCGACAAGGCCCGCTGAGTACCTGCCCCGACCGAGTAGGTGATCAGCGAGCCGGGACGCCCAGCACCACCAGCAGCCGCACGAACGGCCTGCGACGCGCCGAACGCTGGCGCCTTATTGGTGCGGAACAGTCCCACGCCGCCAAGGCTAGCAACTTATCCACAGGCACGCACGGATTATCGGGCCATGCCGATCATCGGCTTTCTGATCGCCGGTGTAGGCGCTGCGGCAAGACCGGCGGCGGCCACCATGCACCGGGTCATCTCGATAGGCCCCGGCGACTTCTGCGATGACAACGTGATAGTAGCCCCGCTACGCCCAGCCACAGCCCGGTTCACTTGCTCAGACAACGCCAACTGGCCCGAATGCACCAAACGACGCTCCAAAATCATGTTACGAACAATCGCTGTGTAGAGGCCCATCTCTGACTGACCGAACGTCACCAATCGCCTAGACAAATCCAGCGGTGCAAGGGCGGCCAATCCGGGCGTGATTGCAAGTCGTGCCGCCGGATCTTCGAGGACGCGGTGAACCTCATCCCACATGGCTTGCCCGGACTCAACGACAAACTCAACACGCGTTTGGAGCATTCCATCGGATCGGGGTGCCACACGAACCCCAACGTAGCGCAGATCAGTCAGATCACTATCGACAGCCAAGATGCCACCATCGGGCATCGGGTCATCGGTTCGCAACTGATCCCACAAACCCGGAGAAAGCCAGCCCGAAGCCGAACTGATCCACTGATTGCAGTGTGCACGGGTGAACGCCTGCCGGTTAGGTGTTTCAGCCATGCGGCGTAACCGTTCCACCGTGATAGTCGTGCCGAGCGCCGGGTTAGCCCACGACCACGCCTCAGGGGAATCAGGCAGACCGGGCGGCGGTGACCACTCAGCAAAGTACAGCGATGATCGGCGGCCCTCGTCAATCGCATGGATGGCCTGCTCACGCAGTTGAAGCATGACCTTGGAGGATTCGTCCCCGGCGGTAGACCACATCGACATCAACGGATTCGGTCGGGCCGTCATCGTCGGCCGGTAAGCGTCGAAGATCACCTCCGGGCCGATCGACCAAATCTCGTCGAGGCACACCAGATCGGCCGAGGCGCCGTGAGCGTTCTGAGGTGTCGCGGCCGTCACAAACCATCGGGTCTCACCGATCTCAACAAAGTTACGGCCATACGACCAGTTGATCTTGGCGCCGTAATGGGTTTCGAGAATCGGGGCCAGTTCCTTGAACAAAGCAAACGCCCGGTCAAGTTTGTGGGCCGCGCTGATCACCGTCTGAGGCCGCCCAGCAATCACCGGCATCTCGGTCAACCACCAGCCAATCAAAGCCATCATCCCATAGGACTTGCCATTTTGCCTCGCTACAGAAACCAGCGACTCGGAGAAGTCGAACTGGCCGCCGGGGTCATGCTCCAACTGGCCATCCAACGCGAGCCGTTGCCACGCCATCAACTCCCCCGGCAGATGACGCTCGGCCCAAGCCGCCACCAAAGGCCCATAACTCTCGTGCCCCAACCCGGGCGTGACCAACCTCGGCTCGATCCGACCAACTATGGCGTCATCCGTCAGAGTCGGCCCCGATCGTTTCTGGCCTTTCTTCTTTGTTTCAGATACGGGG